CTTCTAAAATAGATTGCCATTCTTTGTTATACTCTGCCATGTAATATTCTGCCATTCTTTCAAATCTATCTTTTTCAGCTTCTGGTCTAAATTTAGATAAAGCTGGACAGAAGAATCTTCCTAAAAATAAATATACACCAGCTCTTTCGAATTGGTCTAAATTTACTTTTGTATTAACCATCTCTGCAGTATTCAGAACTGTAATATCAGTAAAGATATTTGTTTTATATACAGGCCACCATTCGATTCTTAATGCTCTTAAAATATCATTTGTTGTTTGTGCTAAAAAATTTGTAGTTTCTGTTGCACTTGTTGATATTCCAAAATCAAAAGCATCAGGTTGATATTTAGTAATATCAGAAGTCGTTATAACATCAGCACCTGTATAATTAGCCATTATCTAATACCCATAATCCAATCAAAGATTCTTTTAATTCTTTTTTTTAGTTTTTTTAACATTTTTTTTTCTCTTTGGTTTTAGTTGAACTACTTTATCAGTATTTGTTTTTGAAGTCGCCTTTTTAATTTCTTTTTTTTTATTATCGACAGGATAAAAGCCATTTCTTTCAAAATGAGCTAAATTGGCTTCATAATATTTTTTATCTTTAGTAATTATTTTTCTACCATTTGTTAATTGTATTTCCATAATTTTCTCCTTTTTAAATGTAAGGGCAGTTTCCCACCCTTACAAAGTATCCAATTATTATTGGATTGATGAGTCAGATTCGACTTCACAACCTTTAGAGTCATCTAATTCGCCAACTCCATAAACTGCTGTTGCTACAATTTCATCTGCTCTTAAACTCGCATCTCTTTGAGTTTCAATTTTCAAGTCTTGCATCATTGCTAGACCTAAAGCATCTGAATGGAATACTGCACCTTTGTAATCTCCAGTTGTTCCTGGATCATTACTTGATGAGTCAGTCATATTTGAAGTTTCAAATATATTCACTCCAGCAATTTGACCTACTAGACCAGTTCTTAATGCTTCATTACCAACTCCTGGATTTGGGTTAGCAAATGTGTTTGTAAGACCTGATTTTAAATCAAATGCTACTTGAGGGTGGATTACTGCAGAAAGATTTTCTCCTGGTACACCAGCCGCTCTTAATTTAGCTACTGCTTGGAAAATTAAACT